TCATCAGCTATTTCGCTTTCTGCATAATCTACTGTGAAATAATATTTTGCAGGAAACATCTTACCATCTATTTTTGCAAGCCAAGGGCAAGGAGTTGCTCTATCAATAACGTAAACAGAATTATGGTGAGAAGAACAATCCCAAGGCTGAGCGTCATGAACTTGCATTGGCTCTGGCCATTCTTCAAAAGGAGTATCGCCAACTAAAGCTGTAATCGGCATACGAGCCCACATAGCACCACCATGGATTGTATCTTCAGGTTCGCCGTCGGCCTCTACGCCAGTAAAAATAATATGAAAGCTTAAACAGCGATTTGGCATCGTAGTCACACCAACTGCCATAGCGTGCAAAAATTCACCATGATATTTATCGTGGTTATGAGTGTACTCTTTCCTTACCCAACACTTAAAGTGAGGTATATTGCTGTAAAGGTAAGACACTATTTACTTGCCTTTCCGCCCTTTTTGTACCCCTTTACATTTCCGCCACTTCCGTAGCCTTTTAATTTTCCACCGCTTCTATAACCTTTAGTAGTCATACCGCTACTAGCCACACCGCCATTAGACATTTTTTTTACGCCGCCTTTTTTGCCACCTTTAGAGTAGCCTTTAGTTTTTTTAAACATTATTACTCCTAATATTCTTTAGTTTTCTTTCTTCGGTTGTTCATTACTTTACCACAACCCCTCGCTATATAAATATTTATAGGACCGCCTTTTGCTTTTTTTGTCCTACCGTCTTTCCAGCTAATTCTTTTGGAGCTGGTCTTTTTTTTGGCTGCTGATGTACATTGAGCTTTTGTTGGTCTACAGGCAGGATAACTTCTGCGTTTTTCACCTTTTTTTCTACCGCACGGCTTGCCAGTCTTACAGTCCACCCATCCTGTACCATCATTTTTAGAAAACCAATCTCTAAGTGTTTCTTTTTTAGCCATTAGCTTAATTTGGTCTTTGTTCTTTTGCCTGGAAGCATATTGTTGAAACCTCTTGCTTTAACAAATGTTACTTCTCCACCAGCTGATTTTTTTGTTCTTTTCTTGCTATTGCCGTAATTGGCTGCGCCAACTTTTCTGCATTGGACTAATCTGCCACTAGCATATGCACTAGGCCAAACTTTCGCACTACGCTTTACTTTATGATAACAAGCGTCTTTTTTTCCACTAGCCATTTAACATTTCCACCTTCGTCTTGCTTGACGTATTCTTGAGTTAGGATCATTTCTTGTTTTAGCTGAACTACGTTTAAGTTGTCCAAGCGATCTAGCGCAGTAAGATTTACGTCTTTTAGCAGCTTTGCTGCCTTTTTTAACTTTGCCTGTTACGGCTGTTTTTAATTTAGATCCAGGATTAGCTTTACGATAGGCTGCTACACCTTTTTTGGTCATACCAGCACCAGACTTGGTGGGGCGGTAATTAGCGCCTTTACCTTTAGTTGTTTTACGTATAGGTTTTGCTTTTTTTCGTTCTGCCATAACACTTAATATAGTAGCACTATAGAAGTGCTACTACAAAATTAAAAACTAAGAATGAAAAACAGTTACTCTGTCTATATTGCTTAATACAACATGAATACCATCTGAAAATAAAACCCCAGAATCTGGAATATTCATAGTTTCAGTATCATTTGCATTACAAGGAGCAATAAGAAGAGTAGTTCCAGTAACAGAGCCGTCTCTAAAAGTTACAGTACCGTCAGAAGATCCTCCTGCGATAACATAACCTCTTAATCTAGATCTGCCTGCTTGCAAAACAGCTCCGCCAGTAGCGGAGCTGGTGCTAGTAGCTGTTTTTACATCTGAGCCTACAATTCTACCTGACATAGTTAGCTCCTAAATTACGCGTCAGCGTATGGTGTAACTATAGTTCCTGAACCAATTAACAAAGAACTATGAACAAGATATGTTGCAGTATCAATAGCTGTAAAGCTAACAATACTTCCAACGATTCCACCTTTGGTTGAACCATTCATAGTAATAACATCATTAGATGCGCCTGGAACAAAAGCTTTCTTAGCACCATCATCTACAGCGATAAGGATTGCGCCTTTGAATTTGTCAGTTCCATCAGTTTTGATGTCAAGATCAGTAGCTGCTGTTTCAATATAGAAATTAAAAGTAGCACCAATATTGTTTGTCTGATTAGGATCTGTAGGATCGCTTGGTGTAGTTGTAACAATTGAAGGTAAAGTAAACTTACCGTCTGCATCATTACACAACAAGATTTTTCCTGCATGTGCATCTACTGTTAAAGTAGTATCTGCGGTTAAAGAAACAGAGTTATTAACCCCTGCTGAAATAAATCCTGCCAATGATTTGACTGGACCTGAAAAAGTTGATTTAGCCATTATTGTCTCCTAACTAAATATGTTGCCCCATCTTGGAGTAAGTCTGCCGAGTCAGTTGGTGCAACGAGTTACCTCGGTTTAGATAACTATACTACTTTAGAGGTCTTGAGGGAAGTTTTCTTTAGATTTTAAAATTTCTTCTCTGCATTTAAATAAGGCTTGATAAGATTCTTTAATTACTGGATCTTTGCCAAATTCATCTATCATATCTTTACCAATCATCTCAACTAAAGCTATAACAGTTGTCATTCTGCCATCTATATCTTTTATTTTTTGAATATCTTTTGCTGTCATTGTAGATTCTTTTTTCTGTCTAATATTATAACCATCTAGCCAGTTTTTTACATTAATTAGTTTTTTGCTAAAGTCTGGATAGGTTTCCCAGTCTCTTATTTCTTCTATATCTCGGCCGCAACCTTGACATCTTTCGTCAAAGGGAGCCATTGACGTTGAGCAACGTCCATTGCAGGGTGAGTTAGCTAGGCTGATACTCATATGTAAACCAGTATTCATAAATATACCTCGGTTTACTCAGATTCTACATCAAGAATCTAATTATAGGTAGCTTTTTGTAAATTTTTATATAAAAAAAGGGGTGCAAATGCACCCCTTTTATCAATTGCTAAGAATTAAGCACCTTGAGAAGCGAAAACAGCTCTCCAATTGGAGAAACCGAAAGAGTATCTTTCTCTAGCTTTGTAACGCATGTTACCAGTATCGAAATCACCCTCTAGGGCTGTTGACATAGGACTTCTTTGGAAGTGTTTAAAGCCATCTGGACAATCTGTTTTTAAGAACCAAGCATCGTTGTCTGTTAGATAGTGGTTAACCACATACCCATCAGGACACATACCCATATTCTTAATAGCGTTGATGTCATTGTCAGATGTACCAACTCTACCAGGAGTGTTGATCAATCTATCAGCGACAAACTGCAATTGAGGTGGAACAATTAACTTCATACCTTTCAGAGCAATTTGTAATTGTCTGTCATCGGTTAAAGTTGAAACAGAAATCAACGCATCTTCTAATGAAGTTTCGTTAAGGTCTGTATATGTTGAAGGTCTGTTACTTGCAGTTCCGCCGCCACCGAGAGGGTGAGCAGTAGAAACAAGTGGTTGACCGTCGCCACCAGTAAAATTACTGTCAAACGCATTGTTTAACACAGAAGCAGCTTTAATCTGCTTAGTGTTAGCCATAGATCTAGCCAAGGCTTTTGTATACCTTGAACCAAGTCTATCGTAAAGATTATCTTCTACAGCTTCTTCTGTAAGAGCAAAAGCTAAAGCAACAGTTTCATAGTTATAACGTGATGTAAAGCCTTCAGTAGCGTTATCAAACGATACCCCAGCTCCTTCAGCTTTAACTGAAGCGTTACCAAAACCAACAATCATTACTTCTTCTTCAAACGCTCTATCTGAAGATTCTGTTTCGTAGATTTCTTCGTGTTCAGAATCGTACCTTGCATACTCCATGCCGAAAAGGGCATTAAGACCAGGCTCTAGTTCTTTTGCTAATTGGGATCTATTAATAGCCATTATTTATACCCCTGTGGTTTGAGCATAGAAGTGCTCGTTAATTTTAACAATCAAGTTCACGTTTGTTGAAGCTGAACCAGTACCTAGGGTGCTGTTTTCAGGATCAGTAGAAACGCCCACAATCCTTAACTGAGCTGTAGTAGCAGCAGTAGTGCCACTAATTTTAACTCCAGAAATACCTGTTTGTGTTGAACCAGTTGAATAAACAGAGTCAGCATTATTACCAACAACTGTTTGCACTACTGAACCAGTAGCAGCTGATTGAACTTCAAACAAGGCATTAGGATCGTCAACTACGAATGCCACCGCGTCAGATGTCACAGTTCCATTTGGCCAATACGATGAAAAAATTGTATCGCCATTTGAGTCTGTATATTGACATCCTCTAAAGACTCCTAGTACAGGATTATCTGTAGCACCAGCAACTAAAATAGTTCCTGTGTTCATCATCTTCACTAGGTCGCCTGAAAAAATGTTTCCAGATGCACCAGAAGCAATTTTGTATTCGGTCACTCCTTCACTGTTGTAACCCGAACCAACTTTTCCTACTGGTTTTAATCCGAAAGGTGCATTTTGATTAGACATATTATTACCTTTAAATTAAATATTTATTTAACGGTATAAGAATTAACTTCTTTTACCGCCACCAAAAGTTACGCTTGATGTTCTCTGAGGTTTTAACATCGGAGAACTTGGATCTGATTCCTTTAGTAGATCATTATCAATAGCTTCTTGTTGCTGTTGAGCACGGTCTGAGAAATAGGCGTTTCTTTCTTCACGTGTTTCATTCGGAATCTTAGCCAAAAGCAAACCACCCACGGATACAACACCAGCGTGCTTTCCATCATCAATCGAAGGAAGTTCAAAGTCTCCAATCTCATCAGCAGTTACGAGCTCAAAGCCCTCACGTAGCCTAGACATTACATTCTTTTTATCTTCCTGACCGACAATTTCGGCTCTTATCCACCTATAGGTATAACCTTCAGGTGCAGGTGGTGTCTCCAACATAGATGGGGGACGCCATGGTTTGCGAGCGTTCATAGTAGCTCGAGTATCAGCAGAACGAGGAGTTCTGTTATTAGTTTTTTTATTATCAGCCATATTTATTACCTTTTAATATGCTTAGCGTATTCTTGAACTGGTACATTTAAACGACGAGCCATTTCAACTTCGCTTTTGCTAAGTCTGACTTGTCGTTTCTTACCAGAGCTTTCTGACCTTCCAGCTGGAGCAACAGTTTGTTGCATCTTCGCTTTAGGTTTTGCTTCTCCACCATCGTTAAACTTATGTGGAAATTCGACTCTAATACGTTTGTCTATCTCATCATAGTACATTGAGTCGCTAGGATCAAACCCTTCTTCCTCAATTAATTT